GTTGTGCGCGGCCGGGGGGAGGTGGCAGCCGGCGGCTGGCGCGCGTTGCGCGGGCGGGGCGGCCTGTGTATGGAGCGTCGTTGCACGATTGGTGGAAGGAACATCATGCGCAGGGTCGTCGTCACCGGGCTGGGGATGGTCACGCCGCTGGCGTGCGGGGTCGAGGAAACATGGTCGCGGCTGCTCGAGGGGCAGTCGGGGGCGGGGCCGATCACCCGCTTCGATGCCGCGAACGTGGTCACGACCTATGCCTGCGAGATCCCGTTCGGCGACGGCGCGGACGGCAGCTTCAACCCCGACGACTGGATGGAGCCGAAGGACCGCCGCAAGGTGGACGACTTCATTCTCTACGGCATGGCCGCGGCGACGCAGGCGGTGGCCGACAGCGGCTGGACCCCTGACACCGACGAGGCGCGCGAGCGCACCGGGGTGATGATCGGTTCGGGCATCGGCGGGCTGACCTCGATCGCCGAGACCGCCGTGCTGATCAAGGAGCGCGGCCCCAAGCGGGTGTCGCCGTTCTTCATTCCGGGCGCGCTGATCAACCTCGTGAGCGGGCAGGTGTCGATCCGCTTCGGCTTCAAGGGGCCGAACCATGCGGTGGTGACGGCGTGCTCGACCGGCGCCCACGCCATCGGCGACGCGGCGCGGCTGATCGCGCTGGGGGATGCCGACGTGATGGTGGCGGGCGGCGCCGAGGCGCCGATCAGCGAGATCGGCATCGCCGGGTTCAACGCCTGCAAGGCGCTGTCCACCAAGCGCGCGGACGACCCCAAGGCGGCGAGCCGCCCGTGGGACGCCGACCGCGACGGGTTCGTCATGGGCGAGGGGGCGGGCGTCGTCGTGCTGGAGGAATATGAGCACGCCAAGGCCCGCGGCGCGAAGATCTATGCCGAGGTTCTGGGCTACGGGCTCTCGGGCGACGCCTATCACATCACCGCGCCGAGCGAGGACGGGGATGGCGGGTTCCGGTCGATGTCGGCGGCGCTGAAGCGTGCCGGGCTCGGGCCGGAGGCGCTCGACTACATCAACGCGCATGGGACGAGCACCATGGCCGACGTGATCGAGCTGGGCGCGGTCGAGCGGCTGCTCGGCGATCATGCGCGCAACGTCACCATGTCCTCGACGAAATCCTCGATCGGGCATCTGCTCGGTGCGGCGGGCGCGGTCGAGGCGATCTTCTGCATCCTTGCCATCCGCGACCAGATCGCGCCGCCGACGATCAACCTGGACGATCCGGTGCAGGAGACGCCCATCGACCTCGCCGCCAACGCCGCCGTGCGGCGCAGGATCGACGTGACGCTGTCCAACAGCTTCGGCTTCGGCGGCACCAACGCGAGCCTCGTCATCGGCAAGGTGCGCGACTGATGTGGCGCGCCATCGCCTCGAACGCGCTGACGCTGCTGGTCGTGCTGCTGGTCGGCGTCGCCGTGGCGGTGGCGTGGGGGCGCAACGCCTATGTCGCGCCGGGGCCGAGTGCAGCCGCGCAGTGCATCGAGATCCCGCAGGGCGCCAAGCTCGACGCAGTGAGCAAGCAGCTCGGGGCGCAGGGGGCGATCAGCTCGCCCTATATCCTGCGCACCGGGGCGGATTACGCGGGCAAGGCGGGGCAGCTGAAATACGGGAGCTACCTGGTGCCGCCGCACGCCAGCATGGCCGAGATCGTGGACACGATCACCGCCGGCGGCCCCTCGACCTGCGGGACCGAGGTGATCTTTCGGGTCGGCGTGCGCGAGAACGCGGTGGTGCTGCGCGACCTCAACCCCGCGAGCGGGCGTTATGAGGACCGGGTGAAGTACGACCCGGCGAAGGAACAGGCGCCCGAGGCCATCGTGCAGGCCGAGGCCAAGCCCGGCGCCCGGCTGCGGGTCGCGGTGGCCGAGGGCACCACCGTCTGGCAGGTGGTCGAGGGGCTGAAGCTCGCCGGGTTCCTCGACGGGGCGACGGGGCCGCTGCCGCCCGAGGGGGCGCTGGCGCCGGACACCTATGAGGTCAACCGCGGCGGCAACCGGCGCGAGCTGATCGACCGGATGCGCGCGGCGCAGCAGGCGATCCTGACCCGGGCGTGGGAGGCGCGGCCGTTCGGCCTGCCCTACAAGACCCCCGAGGAGGCGCTGACCATGGCCTCGATCGTGGAGAAGGAGACCGGGGTGCCCGACGAGCGGCGCACGGTCGCGGCGGTGTTCGTCAACCGGATGCGCGAGGGGATGCGGCTGCAGACCGACCCGACGGTGATCTATGGCGTCACTGGCGGCAAGGAGGTGCTCGACCGCGGGCTGCGGCGGTCCGAGCTGAACCGCAAGACGCCCTACAACACCTATCAGATCGACGGGCTGCCGCCGACGCCGATCGCCAACCCCGGACGGGCGGCGATCGAGGCGGCGCTGGCGCCTGACGAGTCGCCCTATCTGTACTTCGTCGCCGACGGCTCGGGCGGGCACGCCTTTGCCCGGACGCTGGCCGAGCACGAGGCGAACGTGGCCCGCTGGCGCGAGATCGAGCGGGCGCAGGGGGCGGATACGGAAAGCCCGGTGCAGACGGACTAACGTGGGCTCTGCGCTGGGCGGGGTGTCTCGGGCGAATCGTCGGGTCGGGGATTCGGGCCGGAAAGAGGGCCCGAGTCGGGTCGGGTTTCGGGCGGCTGCGCGGCAGAAAGCGCGGGGTGTTGCGGCCGGGACGCTGGGGTGTTGCGTGCTGCAAGTTGCTGATTTCCAATGTGGAAATTAGTAAACTCGCCGCCCGGACCGGCGTTGCGGATTGACTTTGCGCACGGTCCCGGATACACATTCGACATGCTGGGAGAGATGGGCAAGCGGCCGGGGCGATGAGCCCGCGGGCCGCTTTTTCGTTTCTCGCTCGTGCGGACAGGCACCGAGGGGCAGGGCATCACCATATGGACATGAGGCACGACACCGGGCGCGAGCCGCCCGGCGCAGGACCGTTCGTCGCCGGGGGTGAGGGCGAGGGACTGGACGCACGGTTGAGCGGCGGGCCTCTGGCCCCCGAGGTGGCGATCGACGTGGCGGGGGACATCTTCCGCGAGGTCGCCGAGGAGCTGCACAAGCTGCGGATCGGCATCCGACGCGGTGAGGTGGAGCAGGCGGACAAGACGGGCAAGGCGGTGCGCGACCTGAGGGTGGCGACCGCGCTCGTGCTGGAGGAAAGGACGCGCGTTGACAAACTTCGCAAGGACATTGCCGGAGACGTCGGGCCGGGCACGCTCGACCTCGACGCCGCACGCGACGAGATCGGGCGCCGCCTGGCTTGCCTGCGCCGCGCCGGAGGAGGTTGATGCCTTCATTGCCGGGCTCTCGGACAACGCGCTGGCGAGCCTGCCGTGGCTGTTCGAGTTCTGGGCGCTGCCGCATCAGCTGCCGCCCGAGGGGGACTGGAAGTCCTGGGTGATCATGGGCGGGCGCGGCGCGGGCAAGACCCGCGCCGGGTCCGAGTGGGTGCGCGCGCAAGTCGAGGGCGCGACACCCGAGGCGCCGGGGCGGGCGCGCCGGGTGGCGTTGGTGGCCGAGACCTTCGATCAGGGGCGCGACGTGATGGTGATGGGGGACTCGGGCATCCTCGCCTGTTCGCCCCCCGACCGGCGGCCGGTGTGGGAGGCGGGGCGGCGGCGCCTCGTCTGGCCGAACGGGGCGACCGCGACGGTCTATTCGGCGCATGAGCCCGAGGCGCTGCGCGGGCCGCAGTTCGACGCGGCCTGGGTCGACGAGCTGGCCAAGTGGAAGAAGGCCGAGGACGCCTGGGACATGCTGCAGTTCGCGCTGCGGCTGGGCGAGAACCCGCAACAGGTGGTCACGACCACGCCGCGCAACGTCAGCGTGCTCAAGACGATCCTCCGCAACCCCTCGACGGTGGTGACGCACGCGCCGACGGACGCCAACCGGGCCTATCTGGCCGAGAGCTTCCTGACCGAGGTGCAAGCGCGCTATGCCGGCACGCGGCTCGGGCGGCAGGAGCTGGAGGGCGTGCTGCTCGACGATGTCGAGGGGGCGCTGTGGACGACGGCGATGCTCGAGGGCTGCCGGGTGGACGCGGCGCCGAAGCTCGACCGGATCGTGGTGGCAGTCGACCCGGCGGTGACGGGCGGCGCGGGCAGCGACGAGTGCGGGATCGTGGTCGCGGGCGTCCAGTGCGAGGGGCCGCCGCAGGACTGGCGGGCGGTCGTGCTTGAGGATGCGAGCGTGCGGGGCGGGCCGACGGAGTGGGCGCGGGCCGCCATCGCCGCGATGGAACGGCATGGGGCGGAGCGGCTGGTGGCCGAGGTCAACCAGGGCGGCGATCTGGTCGAGAGCGTGATCCGGCAGGTCGACCCGCTGGTGCCGTTCCGCGGCCTCAGGGCCGGGCGCGGAAAGGGCCTGCGGGCCGAGCCGGTGGCGGCGCTCTATGAGCAGGGGCGCATCCGGCACCTGCGGGGCGGCGGCCTCGGCGCGCTCGAGGACCAGATGTGCCGGATGACGGTCAGGGGCTTCGAGGGGCGCGGCTCGCCCGACCGGCTGGATGCCTTGGTCTGGGCGATCCACGCGCTGATGATCGAGCCTGCGCAGGCGTGGCGGCGCCCGCAGGTGCGGGGGCTGTGAGAGTGCGCTGAGCCTCCCCCCTCGGGCTGGACCCAAATATCCCGGGGGTCCGGGGGCAGCGCCCCCGGGCGGCACGCGCCGGCGAGACAAGCGAAACAGGGCCGCGGGAGCGCGGCGGGGCCGTCCCGGCGGGGGCGGCTTTTTTCATCGACAGGAGGCACGCATGGCGATGCGGTGGTTCGGGCGGCGCGGGCCGCAGGCGGAAGCGGCGGGGCTCTCGGACAGCGGCGGCGGCGGCGGCGGCGCCGTCGGGGCCGAGGCCGTGCCGGTGGCGCCGGTGGGGGCGCTGGCGTCGCCGGCCGAGTGGAAGTCGAGCGCCGCGCCGCTGGGCGGCGTGGTGGCGCAGGGGCCGTGGCAGGGCGCGGTCGCCCGCGCCGTGGCCGGGATGCGGGACGGGGGCACGCTGACGCGGGCCGGGTTCATCGGCAACCCGGTGGGCTTCCGCGCCGTCAAGCTGATCGCCGAGGCGGCGGCGGCGGTGCCGCTCGTCTGCCAGGACGCGCGGCGGCGCTATGAGGTGCACCCGGTCATCGACCTGCTGCGCCGGCCCAACCCAGGCCAGGGGCGGGCCGAGCTCTTCGAGGCGCTGTTCGGGCAGCTGCTGCTGAGCGGCAACGCCTTCGTCGAGGCGGTGCCGGACGACACCGGCGGCGGCGTCTCCGGTCTGCCGGGCGAGCTGCACGTGCTGCGCTCGGACCGGGTGAGCGTGGTGCCGGGGCCGGATGGCTGGCCCATCGGCTATGACTACGCGGTGGGCGGGCGGCGGGTGCGGTTCGACATGACCGGCAGCCCCGACCCGATCTGCCACATCCGCAGCTTCCATCCGCTCGACGACCACTACGGCCTCTCGCCCCTGCAGGCGGCGGCGACGGCGATCGAGGTGCACAGCGCGGCGAGCCAGTGGTCGCGGGCGCTGCTGGAGAACGCGGCGCGGCCCTCGGGCGCCATTGTCTATCGCGGCGGCGACGGGCAGGGGGTGCTGGCGCCCGAGCAGTACGAGCGGCTGGTCGAGGAGATGGAGGCGCATCACCAGGGCGCGCGCAACGCCGGGCGGCCGATGCTGCTGGAAGGTGGGCTCGACTGGAAGCCGATGGGGTTCAGCCCTGCGGACATGGAGTTCCACGAGACCAAGCTGGCCGCGGCCCGCGAGGTGGCGATGGCCTTCGGGGTGCCGCCGATGCTGATCGGCATCCCCGGCGAGGCGACCTATGCCAACTATGCCGAGGCCAACCGGGCCTTCTACCGGCTGACGGTGCTGCCGCTGGCGACGCGGGTGGCCGCGAGCCTCGGGTGGTTTCTCAGCGAGCATCTGGGCGAGGAGGTCGATCTGAAGCCGGACCTCGACCAGATCCCGGCGCTGGCGGCCGAGCGCGACCAGCACTGGGCGCGGGTGGGGGCGGCGAGCTTCCTGACCGACGCCGAGAAGCGGGCGGCGCTGGGGCTGCCGCCGCTGGGGCTGACGGCGCGGGGGGAGGGTTGAGATGGAGGGGTCGAAGTTCATCGACCGGCCCTCGATCTGGCACGAGCAGAAACTCGAGGCGCAGGAGCGGATCATGGCCTTGCAGTTCGGACAGGTGGACCGGCGGCTCGAGCGGATCGAGGCGCTGATCGAGGGGCTGGAGCGGCGGCTGTGGATGACGGTGTACGGCGTGGTGGCCGTGATCCTCACGCAGGCCGTGCAGTCGATCTTGCAGTTTGCGCCGAAGGGGGGCTGAGGGGATGCGGATGGACGATCTGGGGCTGGAGCTGAAGTTCGCGGGTGGCGCGCCGGTGCTGACCGAGACCGAGGCGGGCGGCCATGTCATCGAGGGCTATGCGAGCCTCTTCGGGGTCGCCGACCAGGGCGGCGACGTGGTGGCGCCGGGGGCCTATGCGGCGAGCCTCAAGCGGCTCGCGGACACGGGCGACAAGGTGCGGATGCTCTGGCAGCACGACCCGGGCCAGCCGATCGGGATCTGGGACGAGGTGCGCGAGGACGGCCGCGGCCTGTGGGTCAGGGGCCGGCTTCTGCCCGAGGTGGCGCGGGCCCGCGAGGCGGCGGCGCTGGTGGCGGCGGGGGCGATCGACGGGCTGTCGATCGGCTATCGCACCGTCCGGGCCGAGCGCGACGAGACCGGGCGGCGGGTGCTGGCCGAGGTCGAGCTGTGGGAGGTGTCGCTGGTGACCTTCCCGATGCTGCGCGAGGCCAAGGTGGCGGGCAAGTCCGACGACCCCGGCGCGGCCGCGGACGAGGCGGCGGCGCTGGTCGAGGCGCTGCGGGCCGCGACCGAGGCGCTGCGCGGGGCGCGGTAAGCGGCCCCCTTTTTCACGCATGAGGCCCGGGCGGGCCGGGCGGCGGGACGGCGGGGCGGTGGCCCGCGCCGGGCCTGCGGCTGCGGCCCGCCCCCTGGGCAGATGGGTACGGCAGCGGGCGGGGCGCACCCGCGACGCCGGACGGCAGGCGGCCCCCCGACGGGATCGGGGGCCGCCTTTTTCGCGCGGCAACGACGACGAGGAGAGACGGCAATGACCGAGAGGACGGCCCGGGCGGCCGGGGTTCCCGGCGGCACGCCGGACGGCGTGAGCGGGGCGATGGCCGAGTTCGTCAACGAACTCAAGGGCTTTCGCGCTGACATCGAAGAGAAACTGCAAGCACAGGACAAACGCATGACCATGCTGGACCGCAAGACCGCGCTGCGCGGCCGTTCGCCGCTGTCGCACTCGGCCGAGACCGAGGCGCCGCACCAGAAAGCCTTTGCCGCCTATCTGCGGCGCGGCGACGACAGCGCGCTGCGCGGGCTTGCGCTCGAGGAAAAGGCGATGGCGGTGGCGACCGACGGCGGCTATCTGGCCGCGCCGACGATCTCGGACGGGGTGCAGGCGGCGCTGCGGGCGACCGGCTCGCTCAGGGCGCTGGCCAACGTGGTGCAGGTCGAGGGCGGCAGCTACGAGGTGCTGCTTGACAAGTCGGACATCGGCGGGGCCTGGGTCAGCGAGACCACGGCCACCGAGACCGACAGCCCGCAGGTGGACAAGATCGTGGTCCCGCTGCACGAGCTGGCGGCGATGCCGAAGGCGACGCAGCGGCTGCTGGACGACGCGTCGTTCGACCTCGAGGGGTGGCTGGCCGAGCGGATCGCCGAGAAGTTCGCCCGCGCCGAGGCGACCGCGTTCATCAACGGCAACGGGTCGGACAAGCCGCGCGGCATCATGACCGCGGCGATGGCGCCGAACGCCACCGCGACCGAGATGCAGGTGGGCATGATCAACACCGGCGTGGCGGGCGACTTCCCCGCCGCGGCGCCGGCGAACGTGCTGATCGACCTCGTCTATGCGCTGGCCGCGCCCTATCGCGCCAACGCCACCTTCCTGATGAACAGCCGGGTGGCCGGGCTGATCCGCAAGATGCGCGACGGCGACGGGCGCTATCTGTGGACCGACAGCCTGGCGGCGGGTGAGCCGGCGCGGCTGCTCGGCTATCCGGTGATGATCTCGGAGGACATGCCGCCGCTGGGCGGGGGGTCGAAGTCGGTGGCCTTCGGCGACTTCCGCCGCGCCTACACCATCGCCGAGCGCGCCGACCTGCGCATCCTGCGTGACCCGTTCTCGGCCAAGCCGCACGTGCTGTTCTACGCCACCAAGCGGGTGGGCGGGAACGTCGTCGATCCGCGTGCCTACAAGGTGCTGAACTTCTCTGCCTGACGGGCGGCGAAGGGGGTCGCGGTGGCGGTCGGCCGGACCGGCCAAGCCATCTGTCCGCGCGCGCTGCGGCCGATCAGCGGCCGCCGCGACCCCGCTTTTCATCAACGGCTGCTGCGGAGGCACGGAGGTTACGGAAATGTTGCTCGTCGAGGAAACGGCGCCGGCGCCGGAGGCGCTGCCGGTGGCGGCGCTCAGGCGCCATCTGCGCCTGGGATCGGGGTTCGAGCCGATCGAGGACGAGACCGAGGAGGCGGCGCTGGCGGGGTTCCTGCGCGCAGCCATCGCCACGGTCGAGGCGCGCACCGGCAAGGTGCTGCTGACGCGGGTGTTCCGGCTGCGGCTGGAGGACTGGCGCGACCCCGCCGGCCAGCCGCTGCCGCTGGCCCCGGCGCTGGCGGTGGTCGCGGTCGAGATGACGGATGCCGCGGGCGAGACCGTCGCGGTTTCGCCCGCGCGGTTCCGGCTGATCCCCGACAGCCAGCGGCCGATCCTCGCCCCGGTCGGGGCGGGCGAACTGCCGATGGTGCCGATCGGCGGCCATGTCACGGTGCGGTTCCAGGCCGGCTTCGGCACGAGCTGGGACCGGGTGCCGGGCGATCTGGCGCAGGCGGTGATGATGCTCGCCGCCCGCTACTACGAGGACCGCGGCTTCGACGGTGGCCAGAACCTCGCGCTGCCGCACGGGGTGGGGGCGCTGATCGAGCGCTGGCGCGCGGTCCGCACGCTCGCCGGCCGGGGCGGGCGGGCATGAGCGCGCCGCGGCTGACGGTGCCGCTGGTCCTTGAGGCGCCGGGGCGGGTGGCGGACGGGATGGGCGGCTATCGCACGGACTGGACGCGGCTCGGCATCCTCTACGGGCGGATGCGTGCCGGGGCGGGGGCCGAGCGGCAGGCCGAGGTCGGGGCCGAGAGCGTGGTGGCCTGGCGCATCACCCTGCGCGCCGCCCGGCTGGGCGATCCGCGCCGGCCCCGGCCGGGGCAGCGGTTCCGGATGGGGGCCCGGGTCTTTCCGATCGAGGCGGTGGCCGAGGCGGACGGCGCGGGCCTGTGGCTCGACTGTGTTGCACGCGAGGAGAGGTTGTCATGAGCCTATCGGCTTCGGCGGCATTGCAGGCCGCCGTCTATCAGGCGCTGCGCGCCGACCCGGGACTGGGGGCGTTGGTCGGCGACGCGGTCTTCGACGCGATGCCGGTGACGGCGCCGACGGGCACGCACGTGGCGCTCGGCCCCGAGGACGTGGCGGATGCGGGCGACATGACCGGCGGGGGCGCGCGGCATGATTTCGTCGTCTCGGTCCTGTCGGGGTCCGAGGACGGGGGCGGCTTCGGCCCGGTCAAGGCGGCCGCCGCGGCGGTCGTGGCGGCGCTCGAGGACGGCGCCCTGACGCTCGAGCACGGCCATCTGGCCGGCTTGTGGTTCGTCGCCGCGCGGGCGCGGCGGTCGGACGGCGGGGCCGGGCGGCGCGTGGACATGACGTTCCGGGCCCGCATCGACCTGGGTCTCAACGCAGCTTGAAGGAGGGTCACAGCATGGCTGTGCAGAACGGACGCGATCTGTTGATCAAGATGGACATGACCGGCACCGGCAGTTTCGAGACCATCGCGGGGCTGCGCGCCACGCGGCTGGGCTTCAACGCCGAGACGATCGACGTGACCTCGACCGCGAGCCCCGGAGGCTGGCGCGAGCTGCTGGGCGGGGCGGGGATCCGCTCGGCCTCGATCTCGGGCTCGGGCGTGTTCCGGGACGCCGCGACCGACGAGCGGGCGCGGCAACTGTTCTTCGACGGCGAGGTGCCGCGCTGCCAGGTGGTCGTGCCGGGGTTCGGCACGGTCGAGGGGCCGTTCCAGATCACCGGGCTGGAATACGCCGGCAGCTACAACGGCGAGGCGACCTATGAGCTGTCGCTCGCCTCGGCCGGGGCGCTGACCTTCGTGGCGGCGGTGTGATGGGCAACCCCCATCGCGGCGAGGTGACGGTGCTGCTGGACGGCGTGCCGCACAAGGCGCGGCTGACGCTGGGGGCGCTGGCGGGGCTTGAGGCGGACCTGGGCGCGGACAGCCTGATCGGGCTGATCGAGCGGTTCGAGAGCGGCCGGTTCGCCAGCCGCGACGTGCTGGCGGTGCTGGTCGCCGGGCTCAGGGGCGGCGGCTGGCAGGGCGGGCCAGAGGCGCTGATGACGGTCGAGATCGGCGGCGGCCCGGTGGGCGCGGCGCGGGCCGCGGCCGAGGGCCGGCTCCGCCCTCGGCCTCGCCCCGCTGGTCCTCGCCATCGCCGCCGCTGGCCGCC